ATGAATTACAAGATGCACAGTTAAAAATATCTGATGCTTTCAATCAGAAGGTTAATGAGTTAGTTCCTGCTATGGTTTTGAATTTAGCTAAATCTCCTTTTGGTCAGTTTACTGATACAGACTTAGCGCAAAAGATTGGTGATGTTATGCAGTATTTGCCTTATCAGCAGATTGAATCATATTTGCCTAAAGTAGTGCAAGGATATTATTTAACTAAAACACATGGTGTTGATACTTCACAATTATCAATTCAGGATTTAGCAGTGGCTGCTGAAAATCCTTCATTAGTTCAGGATATACCACAAGAGGTTGGGCAGGTGTTAAATTCTACAGCTCAGACTTTGGCTTTACAGGCTAAAGCTGCATTGGGTAAAATAGGTATTTATAAAGATATGGCTGCCCAGCAGATGGAGTCTATGAAAACACAGGCTATGATGTTAGGTGAAATTGGAAGACTGATGAATGAGGAAGTTTCAAAACAATTACAGTCTGCTCAAGTTGGTGTTCAAGCTTCAAGAGTTGCAGTTGAAAATGCTGCAACACAACAACAAATGCAGATAAATAAAGAAATGGAGCCTGTAAGGAAGGCATATACAGAAGCTTTAACAAAAAAAGCTCAAACATCAACCAAAGATAATCCATTAGATTTAGCAAAAATACTTACTACGACTTCAGGTAATACTCCTGGTTTTACAGCTAACAGTGTGCAATAAGAGGTAGATTATGGATGCTGGGTTTTTGAACGAAGCTCTTAATACTGTTCTTGGTAAAGTAGCTAAACTTGCTGGAACGCAGAATTATAATTTTGCAGAGCAGGTTAATACTTTAACTCAAGATATTTTTAATACTAAAGTATTTGATAATATGCCAAGTGCTAATGATAATGCTGATGAAGCTAATAGACTTGCGCAGTATAATCTTGAGCATAGGAATTATTCTGCATTACAGGCAATGACGCAATCTGAGAATAAAAACTCTGTGGCCGCAGCAGCAAATGTTGCATTGCTTGATGTTAATAAGCAATTACAGGCTATGGGTAATTCTTTGATGGATAAGTCAGTTCCAGAATCTTCTCCATTTAATGCTATTCAATACTCTAAATCTTTTGAAACTTTAGCTAATTCATCTCAAAGAATACCAGAGTTACAGCCTGTAATAGCAGCGTTTCATCCAGCTAATGTAGAAAATGTTTTAGATAAATTATCTCAACAAGACCCATCATTAAACCCTGTTGTTAATCAGATTAAGAATGGGTTTCATACAAATGAAATTTTAGATAGTGTGAATCAGTATGGCACTATAGCTTCCACTGCTGCTTTGGTATTAGGTTGGGGTTTAAGAGCAATACCTTCTTTGCCAACACAGGGTATAGGGCTTGCTTTAACTACTCTTGGTGGTTTAGGTGATGCTGCATTTTTAGGAAGTTCTGTAATACAAGATGTAAAATCAGGTAAGTCTTTGAAAGATGTAGTTACAGACCCTACTTATATCATGACTGGGTTGGGTGTAAAGGGTGCTTTTAATGTTGCCAAAGACGCAGGATTAGGAATTGAAGCTCAAAAAATCTTAAATGCTACCCCAACAGATTTTGCCTCTACACATCTTCCAGACCTAATGGATTTGTTTGTTGGTAGTAGAAATATCAATGAAGATAGGTTAGCTCGTATTACAGATGATATAGCACAATTAAATGAAAGTAATTCAAAACTTGCTAAAGTAACACCCACCACAGCACAAGCTTTATCGGATACAGGAGTAGCTGGTGAAGGATTAGCTACCACCATTTTAGAAACTCATGCTGGTTTTCTCAAAGAAAAAGAAAGCGCTCGTTTATTTAGTGCTTTACAAGATGCTTATTTTAGTGACCCCGAAGTTAAAGCACTGCATGATGATTATGCTGCTGGTAAAATTGCGGTAGGTGATGCTGAAGCTAAACTACAACAATTAGCTGAAAACGGTAATAATGTTGTAGCTAACTTTCAAACACTTATAAGAGAAAATTATTTTAATGATATTGTGAATACCATAGGCAGAAAGGTTGACCCAGAGAAAGGTATTTCAATTATAAGCCCTACAGCACAAAGCACTGTAATTTTACCTGGTAATGCTGCTGTAACGGATATAAGGGAGGCTGTTTCAAGTATCAATGAAGCAACCAAAGACCCTGCTATTATTTCTTTTGTTGATAAAAACGGTGTGAATCATAACTATTCCTTTGATTTTAATCGTTTCTATATTCCAACCAATGATGCCTTTACAGTAAGTAGCGGTAAAGTAGCGGTTCAAGATTTAACTACCAACACCGTAAATGTTCAAGATGTAAAAGATATAACTATACCTATGTCCGCACAACACAATTGGCAGGATATAGTTGAACAGTCTATTCAAAGTAACAATCCAAATAGTAAAGTTCTTTGGTCTCATCCTGATACAGAAATTCAAACTGTTATTCCAATGGCTAATCTATTTCCAAATAAAATAAACCAGCTGGAAAAGAGTCTGCAAAGTGTACAGCAAATAGTTAGCAGTAAATTATTTAATGATTTTGATAGATATGATGAAGCTATTTCAAAGGTATTAAATAAACCCATAGTTGATACAGCTATGGCTGGTGCGACCAAAGTTGGTCAAAGAATGGAAAGTCAATTTGGTAGCGTATCCACTAAATTAGATTCTTTGAAAGATACGATAACTGATACAAGTAATATAGATGAGACTTTACAAAAATTAGGTGATAAGCAATTAGAGGTATTAAAAAAAGTAGCTAACTATGATGTTCAGTCTGGTCAAAGGATAATGCAGTTAGCTGATGATTTAGGTTATAGCAGTCATACTGATTTCATCAAAGACATTTTTGCTTTGAAGAAAGCTGGTTTAAGTGCTGATGAGATACAAGATTTTTATAGAATGAAATTCTCTTTGGATTCACCTTTGAAGATGCAATTAGAGAAGGATTTTACAAGTTTAGCTGAAGGCAGACCAAGACCTGCGGTTCAAGCTAATATGCAGATAAGTCTTCTTGGTGAGGATAAAATTCAAAATCTTTTTGATAAATTACAAGATGCTGATATTAAAAACCCCAGTTCAGTTTTGGACTCAACATTAGAAAAAATTAAAAGTTTTGATGGTGATGTCAACGCTTATCATAGTGCTGTATTTGATACACCTATAACTAATATAATTCAACAAACGAACTGGGCAAGTATAGCTGACACTGTGTTGAAGGACAGTAACTTACTTGGTGATATTAAATCTACCTTAAATATTTTTGAAGAAGGTGCAAAACAAAGTAAAAAAGTAGGTAGTGTAGGAAATAAATTTGAAGATTTTATTGATGCTTCACAGAATAATATAAGTAAAGGTCAAGTTAAAGTTGATGCTGGAGTATTAAAAAATGCTAATAAAGTAGATACAATTTCAGACCTTTTAGCCAAGAAACTTGGTATATCTCAGGATATAACAAAAAATTTTGCTTTAGATTTAGTTGATAAAATAAACAAAGGCTACAATACCATTGATGATGTTTTGAATAGAATGGCTAAAGGCACTGTAAATGTAGTAGCCAAGCAGGATAAAGTTATTCAACGTGCTTTGGATTTAGTTGATAAAATGCGTTATCCATCTACAACAGGTGTCTATGCCAGAGAAGGTAATGGTTTTGCAGTTAAGTTTGATGACGTTGAACATTTAGAAGATTACTTAAAACAAAAGTATAGTTCCACTATTTACAGAAATTCTGTTGTATCACAAGGATATAGAAAAGCATTAGATTTCTTGAGTATGGTGGAAAATACAGGTGGAAAATTAAATGATACCCAGCAATTAGCTAAAGATACACTTACAAATTTAATGAACAAAGATGTAAATGTATTAGGAAGAATGCAAAGTGTCTATGGTCAAATGCTTACTTTTATGAAGCCGTACATTGCTATTAGTAATACCATATCTAATTTTAATGTGTTTCATCATTTATTTCCTGAAGCCAAGGTATTTAAGATTAGTGAGTTCATGGATACAGCTAAAAAGGAATGGCAAGAATGGCTTACCACTTCTTCTCCTTTGAGACAAGCGCAGGCCTACAATCCTATATCCGCATTTTCTTCAGCTACTTTAAGAAGCCATATCCTATCTAATTTACAAGATGTTAATTTGAATAGCCAAATAGCCAATAGATTTGCTGATATAGCTGGGGTTAAAACTCCACAGTTTAGACAGCAAATTTTAGACATGTTTGCCAAAGACCCTGAGAATGCTGCTGATACACTGTCTAAATTTATAGAAGGTTCATCTCCTTTGGCAATGATGCCAATCTTTAATAACCTGGCTGGGGTTGGTAAAAATATAATGCCTTGGTATAATTATATTTTTACACCTTTTTCTTTGGCAGTTCAAGGAATGAAGAATACATACATGACACCAAATTCAATTAAGAATGTAGCTAAAAATATAGGGTTGACTGTAGCAACAGGTGTATTATTAAGTTCAGCAGCAACACCTGAAATGGCAATTCCTGAAACAATAAATAACTTAAGAAAAGATATTTGGAATACTTTGGTTCCTTTCTTTGGTGGACAGCCAACAGGTGATAATACATTATTGGCTTCAGCTTTATCCAAAGTCTCTCCAGTCTTTGACCCATTAGCCAAGAATAATTTTTATACTCATATGGGTGATACCATTATGCGTGCTATTACAGGGCATGACATGGCAGGGCAAGATACTTCAAGTGTAGAAAAACTTATGGCTAATGCCATGAATTTTATTGGCCGTATGAGTAACTACAAAGTAACTTCAGCTTCATCTGGTGCTACAGCTTTTGATGTTCCTTTGCCAGTATTCACAGCAGCTTCAAAGATTATGAAAGACTTGCAGGATATAGCTACACAAACATCACAGCAAACCAAGGATGAAAGATTACTTCATGCTCTTTCAGAAGCTATTCCTATTATAAAACAATTTAGGTATAATCTCTTTGAAAGAACTCTTGTTAGTGGTTTAGGTGACAATGTTAAGATAAATGAAGTAGCCCCAACCATTCAAGCCTTTGAAAATGCTAAACAACTTAAAGGTATCTATGGTGCTTTAGCTACTCTTGGTGGAATAGTGACTTATGCAGATGGAATGTTCAATAACGGATTATTTACGAATGTTTTGAATTTAACCAAAGAGTCATTTATTACACCTGAAAAAGCTATGATGTCTGCAAAAAGCCCTGTTGGTAATGCTTACTATGCAGCTATAAATCTCAAAGATTATAGTGTATTTAATGACCCTGATACTGTAACACAAACATTCCAGAAAGTGTTAACAATGGATTCTCAAAACTCTGTTCCTATTTTTAAGAAAATGGAGTCTTTGCAGAATACAAACATCAAAGCATTAACTCGAATGATGCAACAAGGAACTATAAATGATGAATATCAACAAAGAGTAGAAAGTTTAATGAACTATGCTTATATTATAAGCAATGTATCTGATTATTTACCTGAAAAGATTAAACCTGCCTTACAAACTTATGTTTCTAATGTGGCTAATTTATCAAATGCTCTTGTTAAATACGGCTACCAACATGGCCTTGATATTCAAACTATACATCCTGAACTTATTAAAAATGTAACGGAGGTGAAGAATGGGCTCGGTAACAATAAGTGATTTGCAATTTGTTGTAGCTGTATTAAATGTTTTAGCTTTAATAATTATAATACCTACGTTTAATTTTGTTAAACTTACGATGATTAAATTAACAGAACTTGAGACTCTTGTTAAGCTCTTAAAAGAAGATATAGATGAGCTTAAGAAGACTGTGTTCTGTAAAGTATAAGGAGGAATAATATGGCAAGAATTACTATTGACTATGGAACTTACACTTGTAATGTAGAGGAAGAGTTTATGAATGAAGAGCAGAAAGCTCTGTATGAAACTCAAAAACAGAAACTTCAAACTGATGACACAGATAATTCAGTAAACACACGAAAATCTAAAACCGATTCAAAGTAAATAAAAACCCCAAGGTAGATTAAATTCTATCATGGGGTTTTTAGTTTAACTACATTTGGAATAGCCACATGCAGTGCAAATAAAACAACCACTATCAGGCTTCATTTCAGCACCACATTCAGGACAAGGCACTTGCCCCACAGGCTGTGAGGCATCTACCTCTATCTTAAATTCTTCTTTTAATGTTTGGGCGATAGCATCTGGACAAGATAAAATCTGATTGCCTTCATACCATGTCGGAGATGGACATCTAATCCCATGCAACTGTTTAATAATCCTTTCGGGTTTAATCCCAGACCTTAATCCAAGAGAAACTAATCTACAAATAGCTTCACCTTGGCAAATAGCACAACCACCTGCCTTACCTATATGACTCAATACTTCAACAGGCTTACCATCAATTTTATTTATTGTGATGTAAAAATTCCCACAACCAGTCTTTACTCTTTTTGTTACACCTTCCAAGACATTTGGTCTCTCTTGCACATTTGATTCATCTTTAGGTAATTCAATTTTTTTATCATCTTCTTTGGTAGATTTGGTTACAGTCAAAACTTGATTTGACCTTGAACCATCTCTGTAAACGGTAATTCCCTTACACCCTAATTCATGCGCCATAAGAATAGCGTCTTTGACATCTTGAACCGTCATGTTATTCTTGAAGTTAATTGTTTTAGATATAGAACTATCTGTAAGTTTTTGAAATACAGCTTGCATTTTTATATGGTCTTTATAGTCAATATCCATTGCTGTAACAAAAATCCTTTTAATCTCATTAGGGATTTCTTTGATATGCTGGATGCTACCTGTCTTCTTTATATCCTCTATTATTTCTTCTTTATCCAAATTTAATTCTTTAAGTTTATCAAGCAAATACTCATTGATATAAGTGAAACTTTTACCGTCCATGACATTCTTTGTATAGCTCAAAGCAAATAAAGGCTCTATACCAGAGGAACAATTTGCAATCATTGACAAAGTTCCCGTGGGAGCTATACATGTAAGTGTTGTATTATGTCTATCTTCATAAACATAACCATAAAACTGACCTAATTCTCTACTTTTCTTGTAAGCATATATTTTAATAGCATACATAAGTTCATGAGCTTTTTCTAACGCTTCGGGAGAATCATAGGGAATGCCTAATTGTATCAGAGCATCAGCCCATCCCATTATTCCAAGACCAATCATCCTATGCCTTTTGGTTACCTCTTCTATTTGCGGTAAAGGATATTTATTTACATCAATAACACAATTAAGAAAATCAACAGCTATCCTAACAGTGCGTCTTAATTTGTCATAATCAAAATCTGTTTTATCTTCGTTGATAAATTTGGATACATTGATTGAACCAAGATTACAAGAACCATACGGTGGCAAAGGTAGTTCACCACAAGGGTTTGTGGCTGTTATAGGTCTAATTGAAGCTGGTGCGTAATTATTAATTGTATCATAAAACAACACCCCAGGCTCACCTGTTTTCCAAGCCTGTTCAGCTATCATGTTAAATAATTCATTGGCATCAACTTCTTCAACTGTTTTACCTGTATAAGGGTCTATTAAAGACCACAGCTCTTTGTTTTTGACTGCTTGAATAAACGCATCAGGTATCATCACAGAGAGATTGAAATTATTGAGTTTATTCAAGTCTGATTTTATGGTTATAAAATTCTTGATTTCAGGGTGACTGACATTGAGAACGCCCATATTAGCACCTCTACGCCTACCTCCTTGTTTAATCTCACCTGTGGCTGCATCAAAGATAGACATGAAAGAAATAACACCACTTGCCACACCATGTGTTGAATTTACCATTGACCCTTTAGGTCTAATTTTACTAAAATCAAATCCTGTCCCACCACCAGTCTTATGAATGAGCGCTGTATGTTTCAAAGCGGTAAAAATACTATCCATGCTATCTTCAATGGGCAAAACAAAACATGCTGATAACTGCCCTATACTTGTTCCAGCATTCATAAGTGTAGGTGAATTTGGTAAAAATCTTAAATTATAAATTGCATCAATTACTTCTTGTTCAAATATCGGGTCGTTACCTTGTGGATTAACAATACTACATGCTACTCTTACACACATATTATACCAATCCTCCACAAAGTGACCACAATTACTTTTACGATAATATCTCTCTCTTAAAACTTTCTCTGCTGTATCAGACAATTTCATAATTATAGCTCTCCTTATTTATTATTTAATCTATAAATTTCAACATGCAAAAGTTCACCATACTGGGGCTCACAATATACAAAGAAACAATCCTGAAACTCACACGTATTTTTTATGAAAAATCTTTGGTTAGATGACAATTGTTTTGTCTTAAATTTTACTTCATACCAACCTTCAGGTATGTATATATCATCATGGAATTCATAAACAAGAAAATCTGGAACACCTCTTACTACCAAAGAATATATCTTAAAGTATTTTTTGAAAAGATATTTCTTTAGATAATGGTAACATTCTTTTTCATTTCTTACTAAACCTGGAAATGTTCTTTCAAAAATCTTGGTGTAATTAAAGTTCTGCATTTACTTTTTCTCCTTGAATTTGCATTAAATGAACGGCTTTAGGGTTAGAATAAACACATTCAACTCTTGGAACATGCTCTAAGTTAGAATTTTTACCTTGTAAATTAGAAATTCTTGTATTAACCGCAGCATGGCAAGCAGTATGATATTTAGTGCACTCCCAACCAGCATCAATTAGAGGTTGATAAATCTCATGCTCATAACCAGACAATACCACAACACCTTTACAATCTAAAATAATTTGAACTAAATTTTTATGATAATCATTATTCAATTCTTGATTGTAAACATTTTTAGACTTCCTTGTGTCATGGATATAAGGTGGGTCTATATAAAATATCGTGTCATTTGAATCCCAGTATTTAATAACCTCTAATGCGTCTCTGTTATCAATCTGTGCCATAAGTAAACGCTTATGCCAATTTTCTAACATTGTTAACCGCATAATCCAAGAATTTACATTATCAGCACATCCTCCACTACTCTTAAATTTTCTACTCCAACCACCAGCTGAATTTGATGTATTGCTTATGCCCATGTTAAGTTTAACAAAAAAAGCCCAAGCACGTAACACCTTATCTGTAATGGATTTATCATGCCATATTTTAAGAGCTTCAATAAACTCATCTCTTGCATAAAGTGTATAACGGATTTTGTGTGCTAATTCCTCAAACATATTTTTATCCTGAAGACATTTGAATAAGTTAACGAGGTCACCATCTGTATCATTCAAAACTTCTACCGGTGCAGGTGGTCGGGCAAAGAATAAACTTGCAGCACCCATAAAAGGTTCACAATAGGGTTTACCACCTAATGGCACATGATTCATAAGCTTCTTTATCATTTTACCTTTGCCACCAAACCATAGAACAGGTGCTCTTAACATCTCTTGTTTCATTAAACTTTCTCCTTACTTTGAAATAGATTGAGATATAATCGGTTCCTCTATAACAAGAGGAACTGGATTAAACTTTTTGTTATGCGTATCACTTGCTAATTTCCAGTAATCCTGCCAAGACAAAGCCATTTTTTCTTTGATGATTTCTGCCACTTCTTTTGCATTATCTTTGGTGGTATCCACAATAACTTCATCATGAATTAAATTAGCTATACTCAAATCATTAGGCAGCTCAAACACAAGAAGTTTCAAAAGCTCTGCTCCGCTACCTTGCACTTGGATATTCAGGGCTTGAGTGTAACTACTGGTGCGATATTTACGACCTAATCCAGTTTTGCCCACCACACCATATTTAGCTTTAGCTAATGCTTCAGCTACCAGCTTATGTCTTTTTTTAACACCTTCATAAATCCCAAGCCAATTATATCTCAAGGAAGATACCTCTTCAATAGGTAAATCTATTCCAACCTGATTTTTGATATACTTCTGTAATGTAGCAGCACCAATCCCATACAGCAATCCAAAGTTCATTGACTTTGCAATCTGTCTTTGTTGTTTTGTAACATATTTAATATCAATGTTATTTACTTTAGCTGCAGTTAAAGAATGAATATCAATACCATTTTCATAGGCTTCTCGCATGGCTGCGTCATCCCAAAGGGTTGCAGCTAATCTTAACTCAATCTGGCTAAAATCAGCTATAACAAAACATCTATTATCATCTTCCAAATAACTAAAACAACTTCTAAATTCCCTTGGTATCTGCTGTAAATTTATATTATTACAGCTCATTCTTCCTGATACAGCACCTATAACATTAAATTTACCATAAGCCCTATTACCAAGTTTCAACAAAGACTCAAGATAAGATATGCTCTTAAGTCGTTCTCTTTCTTTCAAAATGTTAGACGCTGTCTGACTAAATCCAGAATCACCCAACAAAGCTAAATCTGTCAAGGCATACTTATCAGCAGAATCTATACCTAATAATTCACTGACTTGTTTATGTGAGTTTACATTCACTTCCACAGGAATAGGATTGGCTTTCAATTCATCTAATTTACGTTGAACTAAATCCTTATTGATAGGCAACCCTACTTTATGAATGTCAAGTAATCTCCTGGCCATTCTTAAATCCAAGAAATAATTATAGTTATATCCTTGGTAATTCATGTGTAATGACCATAAAGCCTTAAACAAAGCTGGTAATACCTTGACATCATAAGCCATGTATCTAAACTGTTCTTCTGTAGGATTTCTAAAATCCGACTTTTGCATGGTTTTCTTGTCTATGTATGTTATTTCAGGAAATTCATTTGGCAATAATTCATTCACTACAGAATACAAATCATAGCTTTGACAATCAATTAAATAAAATTTAGCCAAGAGATAACAGTCATCAAAAACTGGAACCATATCTCTTGTAAACCCAAGACATTCCCAATCATATAAACCATTATAAGTAACAAACTTATAAGGTTTTTTCATTATTTCTTCTCTGATTTCTTTAGTTGAATAATCGAAAGCCCTAATAAATATAGGCTCTTGCATATGCTCTTGATATAGCTGCAACCATAAAACTTCTCCATACAATCCTTGTGTCTCTGTATCAAAGAAAATTTGTTTAGATTCATCTAAATACTTGTGTATGTCATGCAGATTGACGATTGTCACCATCATTTTTATTCTCCTTTTTAATATAATTTATGAAATCATTGATATATTTAATTTTTTCAAAGGTATCTAAAAACTTATCTAACAAATCTAAATCAGCCCAAATCTGTTTTTCCTTTTTACTTATTTTTTCTTTCCATGTTGGAATATAATTAAGTAATCTATTCCAATGTTCTGGAGTAAACCATCTATTCTCATCCTGTTTAATAATATCTGCAACAGTCAAAGGATACAAACTATACCAAGAAAATAATCTATCCAGATACAGTCTAAAATCTTCTTCAGTAAAACCACACTTGTATATATTTGAAAAACATAACTGTGGAGTCATATACACAGTTCTTTTGGTCTCATTGTAATACTTTGAACTGATATATCTTTTATACAAAAGAATGTAAACAAAATGTCTATATTGTTTTAATTCAGTATTGTTTTTGAAGCCATACAATTCTTGATATTTATTGAATACATAATTCAAATTTATCCTGTTAGCATCTGGTTCACGTAGTATAATGTCAACAGTTTTATCATAAAAAGATTCAAATGCACTCCTAATATAAAACAACTCTTCTTTTTCTGATAAATCCAGAAGCTCTTTGATTGTAATGAAATGCTTTGTGTGGCATTCATCACACTCAAAACAAATAATCTTATCAACAGGAACAGTAGTGTTTGCAGTAGCCATTTCTATTTCTCCTTTGATTGAATTAAAATGCTGTTACAGGATTTAGACATGTTCTTTGTTTTACAAAATCCTCAACATAACTATAACAATGCAGCCCTTTACTTGACGCTATTATTTCACCATCTTTGAGACCCACCTCCTCGGCTATTATTTCTTTCAGCATTTGAAGCCCTGCAAGATTAACTGGGAACCCATTCCATAAATCCCAAGACCTAAAATAAGCTACCATGTTTAATATACCATCTTTGGCTCTAAAATCAAGAACTCTTAAACAAGGTGGATGTTCTAAAGTAATAGATTGAGCATCTCCTATGTTTATACAGGCTTGATTTGTATTTGGTGTATGTTTAAGCATTTCTATAACATACCCTAACTGTGGCTCTATAAATTCACCATAAGTGTATTGCTCATTTTCTTGTTTCTCTGAAGTTATTAAATAACAAAGATATTTATCAAGGAACTCTTCATCAGCAGGTCTTGGTATTCCAAGATTAGGCGGAATATCAGGCAATAAAGGCCTTGTCCCTGGATACTTTATATGAACTGTTACATAGTCATACTCAATCCTTTCTTGGCCTTCATAAGAACCTTTATCAATTTTATATCTTCGGCCAAATGCAAACAAATGATACAAACACTGAAACCACGCATCGTTAATAGTGGTAGCTTCAATCAATTCAATCTTCATTAGATTTCAACCTCCTGTTCAACCATATAATTTTTATTTTGTTGTTCATAATAATTTTTAGCTTTATTATAAAACTCATCTAATAATTTCAAAACATCTTTGTTATCAGTCATTTGAATTTCTTTCTTTGTTTCAATGTAAAATGTAGTTAAGACACGAAACCCTATACTGTAAAACAAATCATTTGTTAAAGTTATATACTTAAAATCCAATTCAAGTAACCAATTGACAAAATCAGATTCATCTTCATACCAAGAAAACAATCTTTTATATGTAGCAAAGTAACTCCTTTCAATATAAATCTCTGGTAAATCACCACTATCTTTTCTATTTACTGGATTTAGCATCCAGTATAAATTGTAAACAACATGATTATAACTCTTATCTTTTTTGAATAACATCACACCTAAAAAACGTTTAACTTTTGAAATGTGTTGATTAGGCACATTCTGTTTTGATAAGTTATACAAAACAGTCATATTTTTAATCTTAACTTTGTGAGTGTTGGTAAAAGCTTTCAATGCTTTCAAAAAAATTCTTTCTTTGTGTTTACCTACATACACATTATCTTTCTTTTTTCTTGGCACATCTTTTGTTATATTGATTGAATTTAATTTTGTTTTAATTAAACGTTTTACACTTTCAACCTCATCTATAGGTGAATCATCTTTTATTTCTTCAATATCTTCGCTATGATTATCTTCTTCTATATCCTCCTCTTGATTATTACTTTCAATAGAAACTTCATTTATATTCACTAACAACTCCTTCCAGTAAGAAGAAATCATATTCACCCAATCTATAACAGTATCAAATTTTAACTGTCTTCTGTTTATCAATCTGTCAAAGAATATGGCTGAAGCATAGGAAGCTATAACAGTAAGAGTGGGCTCTTCAAATAAATTTCTCTCAATTCTAACCGACCTTCTTAACTCATTAAAAATAGCTATAAAATCATTCTTGTTCTCAAGAATAGTAGGCCAAAGATTACACATGAAACCAAAGTTATCCTTGAGAATATCCAAACTTGCCAAGATAGGTTTAACATATGAAACTAATTCTTCATCATCTTGAGACATATTTATTGGAACCATTCTTCTAAAATGTCCAGCTCTATCAGATTCAGTAAATGATACAACATCTACCTCACCTATAAATACCGTTGGCGTTCCTATTCCTGTTACAGTTCCAAACTTATTTGTTCTAATCCCAGGATTTATAGCTGCATTAAATATGGCATCTTCAGACAACAAATCCTTGTTATTAAAATCAACTTCATCTATTACAAAAGGAATAGATAACTTACTTCTAATCTCTGTATATTTAGGATAGGTAATGTTGTTATAGCTAAATACTTTCAAAGAACCAAACAACGCCGAAGCTACCTTGGCTCGTAATGTTTTACCTATTTTACTATCTCCTGACATACACACCACAGGATTTATATCCATTTCTTGAATAAATCCTCTGGTAACAAGAGTCATAAAATAACCTATCAATAGCCATGTCACCCAATCATTAGGCAAATTACGATAGGCTTTAAGCCAATTATCATACTCACCATATTTCATTGGCACAGGATATGAGCTTAACTTAGATTTCAAATCATATTCACTTATACCACTATTCTTGTCTGAATGATAGACATTCAGGATAGTGAAATCTAAAAAGTCATCTGTGATAATAGGATTAAAAACAGTGCCGCTGTAATTACGATAACCTATTGGATATATCATTCTAAACTGACCTTCTTTTCTTGCTTTATTATAAAACAAAGTCAAGAAAGTGTTCAAATGAAATTCCATATTAGGCTCAACTATAATTTTCTTCAAGGAAATAGGAAGAATAGTCAAACCTTTATCTTTACCATTACCAATTTTAATACTCAACCATTCTGGCTTTAATTCATCTTTTCGATTAACAAGAACCTTAAAAAAAATTAAATCAGAACCACCTATATCATCATAAACACCATCAATTGAAACTATATCACATACTAATTTATTGCTAAATTCACCTTCTTTATCTCTGACCTGCAAAAACAATCCTTCTTTAGTGAAGAAAAACGGAAACCAATCCTGTTCCAAAACATCTTTGAGCTTAAATGGTGTATTGTATAACGCTAATTCGCATTGTTTCTTGAATTTACAAACACCATTTACATAAGCCCCAACAGTCTTGGCGAACTTTGGGCAGCCATACAAATGAAGTATCTTTGCATCTTTAGTAATCCAAGAGAACTGGTGTAGAAACTGCTGTTTAATTAGTTTCTCATTAGTCTCACCTTTCCATGTCAAAGACTTCTGAAGAAAATCAAACTCTGCTGTTTTATCAAAAACTGACTTAACTGCATATACATGAGACATTATGTCCCATTCTTCATACCTGTGATTACTCCAGTCACTGTCTAATTGCTTCAATACTTCACAATGCTGCAATGCAAAGTTAACATGCTCTACCGAAAACTCACTTAAAGAATACTCCTTACTATCTATAGAAATCAACTTCAATTCATTTTTAACAAGAGAATTTATTTTATTGATAGACAAAAGTTTACCAAATTTAACCGTAAATAATTCCTCAGTAAATGTTCTTGTCTTGGCTACAATACTATTGACAGCATCAGATTGCTTGATATTTTTCTTAACCAAAGAAGAAAACGCTGTCAATATAGCTTTATCATCAATCCAATCTTCACAGACCCAAAGAAAATGCCAACCTTTATATGTCTTGTGAAGGTATGTTGGCTTAATAAATTCATTCTCATTGAATAAAGACTCTATTTCTTCAAGAGATAAACGGCTATCCAAATCAGCATAACCTACACACTTTGTTCTAAAGAAAGTATCGTGTGAAGGTGCACCATCTAACGTATGTAAAGCCAAACATATCCTATGTGTATTGTTAAAAGTCTTAAATGTATCTTCAATACTAAATGAACCTACCATACTATTCAATGGATAGTATTTATACTTGTCATTGTCATGAATAGTGACGATAACATTGTCATTGATTTTGCCTTTATCATCAATCCAACCTAAATCTTGACAAACATCTCTGACCTTACATAATTCTTGTTTCATATTGAACTCCTACATATTGAAGTATTTACAAGCATCTGAATAAGTGCAATACTTACATGCCCAAGAATGAAACTTTCCTAATGGGGCTACAACTCCTGTCATACCATCAGAAACATACTTAACAACTTTCTCAACATACTTTTTATCTAAAGGCTTACATTTACATATCTTAACTTCATTCTTTGTAATATAATGCAATTCCTTACTGATAATAAAATCACTAACTTGATTACGATACATAACATTATATAAACTCACTTGAAACAAATGACTAAAATCAGGAACATCATGTTTAATAGCTGAAGTAGTTTTCAAATCTATAATACGTTTATCAGTAAGGATATCAATATAACCAACTACTTTCTGATTATCAAAATAATCCTCTAAATAATACTCAACTCCCTCTATATTTTCATCCATAACTTCATACAAAACATCACGATAAGAATCAACCATACACTCAACAGTCTCAATAATCTTATCTGTTACTTTATCATTAGGATTTCTTTCCTCAAAGAGATACTTGGATTTTTCGATAGCTTTTATGAAATTTACACTATCTGAAACCAAAAGATTCTCTATAGCACCATGAAAAATTAATCCTCCTATAAGACTACTTGATAAAGGTGGTTTCTTGTATTGTGCGTCCTGCTTTAATTTCAAAGCATAAGGACACCTCAAAAACAAAGAAATAGTGGAAGCAGATAAGTGCTGAGGTAAATTTTCTATAATAAAATCAGTTTCATTTTCCATTTTAAATCTCCTCTAAATTAAATTGACTATCACGCAATACATCTGTAACATCTTTTTTACTTTGTAATATCTGATAAACTTTGTTATCTATAGCATTGCCAAGAATATGATATACCACCACCTTATTCTTCTGTCCAGCTCTGTAAACCCTACTTAAACTCTGAACATAATCCCTATAAGCCAAAGGCAAAGATAGAAATACAATATTCTTATATCTCTGTAAATTCAACCCTTCCTTGATACAGTATGAGGCAATCAAAGGTTTATCTTGCCTAAATACACAAGTCTCTAATAGTTTCTTGTCATCACCTGTTATGAAATAACCATCAACATGCTTGGCTAACTCCTTAACAGGTGCAACAAAGTTACTAAACACAACCGTATCAGGATTGTCCTTAATAAACTCAACCAGCCAAGCTATCTTTGTGTGATTAAAAACTTTCCCGTCCCACACACCTTGGGCAATCTGATACTTGGCTATAAACTGCGTCAAAACATTGACGCTATTATCTAATACAATCTCTTTAGGTTTCCTGATAGGCTCTGTTTTAATTGTAACATTTGATAACTCTGGCAACTCTATTACATCTTCTCGTTTTACGATACTGAGATAAGGCTTGAATAATGCGATATAATTTTCTTGACTTATTCTTAACCTTTTAGGATTAAAGAAATTATCAAGAAAAAAATATCTATTAACAAGAACAGAATAACCAGACATGAAAGGCCGCTGATTAGGGCATAAAATTTTGAATGGGAACAAAAGCTCATGCCATTTATCAGCGGGAGTTCCGGATAACATTAAACAAGGAATATCAGGAAACTTCTGCCGTAATTGCAAAGCTACCTTTGAAACCTTGGCTTTATTAGATTTAAGACGATGAGCTTCATCGAAGATTATGAAATCAAATTTTTGAAATTTATCATCTGTCATACGATTGCGGAATGTCTCGTATGACATGATTGTAAATATGTTAGGATTCAATCCATATGTATTTATCTCATCTTGCCAAGATATAAACACATTTTTAGGACACACCACAAGTATATTATTGCTATGCAGTGTATCTACACAGGCACAAGCAAATCTTGTCTTGCCTGTGCCTGTATCCCAATAAGCATACATCTTTCCTAATGATTGGAATAAATTTACTCCATCCTGCTGGTGTTTCCAAAGAGACATAACTTATCCTTTCAAAAATTAAAATGGCAATTCATCGTCATCTTCAGTATGCTGTGGTATTTCTTTATAACCTTTGTTGTAACTTGTAAGTAATTCTTTAACTGTAGTGTAATTTTCTTTTAATACTTCATCTTCTATTTTTATCTCTTCATTGACATTCATAATTACTGGTGTATAATACACAATTGAACCCTTCTTGTTCTTCTTTAGCCCCATTGTCACTTCATTCAACAATGGAGGATTTTTACCGAAATACTCAATCCACGCCTTAATAGCTGAACCCTTCATGGGAAACCAAGACAAAACATACCTATCTGGCATTTCAAGATAACCAAAGACAACTTGAATATAAGTCATCTTGGCACCCTGTTTTTCAAGACTGTCTGCTATCTCTGATAAAGGCTTCCTTGTTATCAAACAGGAAGCATTCTTGAGATTTTTAGGCACATCTATTGGAGATAGATACTTCAAAGTTTCTGTATCAACATCGAAGTATAGATACTGCCCTCGGATAGCCAAGACAGTGAAAGTTATCTTGCTATCCAAATCTATATCTCCAGTGGCTTTATCAACCAAAGTAAACTTGCCATGCTGATGATTTATTTTTATCATCGGCAACCCCAAAGACCTACCTGCCTTCAACCCATTTGACTCTTCTGAAATAATTTGTTCTTTAATACTCATGATAAAATCCTCCTTTTGATTTATTTAATCTTACCTGCTTTGTAATCTTCCCACGGGACTGTATTATATATTGCCTTGTGGTTACACCATCGGGCAAAATGTTTTTGTTCTTGTGTTGGCTCGTTTCCTTCCATGTCCCTGTAAGGTTGACAAAATGGATTAACATATATTCCTTTCAAAAATCGCACACGTTCCAAAGCATCATCAATATCTTTAACTAAGACATAACAAAAATACTTTGAAGGTGTAACATTATGCCAACGTAATAATTCAACTGCTTTACGCACAGGCTCCATCATTGATTGAGAATCACAAGCTAAACGTATATATGGTGACCATTTAACCTTGCCAAGCAAACGAGCTATACCATCATCAATCAAACGTGCATCAAGCCCTTGATTAAAATCTATTTTTAATCCCAACTTGGCTATCTTCTCAATTTGAGCTATACCATGAGAATGAGCCAATACATTATTATCCATCAAGACAACTTCTTTATGCCTGGTAAAATCCTCGATATCGTGATGAGCTCTTATCTTGCCTTCTTTCTTTGGAACAAAACACCAAGGACATGACCTAATACAACCTCGAGTCAAAAACCCATAAGATTTATCACAATTATAAAGGCTATAATCAGGTACCATATTTTCAACTTCATCATCTAATGTTTTTGTAATATCAAAACCTGTCCCACCATAAACTGTTATCTCTGGTGGCAAGTATTGATTGGCCGGTGTCCATGTAAAAATTTTTGACGTATAAACTCTATCATAATCACCCAAAATAGGATTAAACCATTCAACTATATCACCATGGACTTTATGCCATGATGATATTTTCATCAGAGCTAAATTAGGATAACCATTATTTTCATGGTCATAAAGTGCGATTTTCATTGACTTTGATAAAATCCTCCTTTTTATTTTAATAACTTTTCTTAAAATAACCAACTATATAATGAAAATCCTTATCTGGTGAAGTAATTTTATAAATATCTTTAAGAGAATGTAAACTACTTATAGATACATTATTACCACACATCTTTAATATAGAAGTTAAAAATTGACTTTGTATAGTTAATTCAAATTCTTTATCAGAATTTAACTCACAATTCACTCTTCTTTTCCTCGATTCATTACCACAACTATATACAATAACTTCTTTATTTTTAGCTTTTATAATTACAGCATTATCCACATCACCAATAGCTGCATACTCAACAGCTTTAATAAAAGATTCTGTTGAAACTGTTAAAACACAATCAACATCTGATTTTATAAAACCCTGCACTGGTGGAAACTCTTTTGTAATACCACATACCATCCGATATGCACCATACTCAAATGAAATATAATCACCATGCACCTTAACAATAACATTCTTATCTCTTTGCTTTTTTAACTTGGTAATCCAAGCTATCGCATCCCTTGGCACAATAACACAACCAAAAGGCCATGCAGTCTCCAAAGAAAAATCATAATACATCAATCGCATACTATCAGTGCGCAAAATCAATAAACAATTTGACTTCAAAGGGTGACTGTTAAAAACTACACTATTAAAATGAGTATCTTTCAAATCCTTTGTTGGCGGAATAAATTTTAATAAATCTTGTATATTGTCAATAAATACTGTTGATAAAGAAATACTTTTCTCATCGTAAAACAAATCTAATATCTGAACATAACTATAATCTGGCTCTGATGACCAATCATTATAAAGTATATCATCCTTACACATAATCTTAAGAGTATCTTTATCGTACTTAAATGTAAGAAAATCAGTCTTATCAAGAGTCTTAAAAGCAGGCAATAAATCAAAGGCGTGCGGAATACCAAACATACCTTGACCAACACAGTTTTCAACATCCATATAAGCATAATAATCACTATACTTATAATGATTATTATTATGAGCTTTCATGTTTACACACAGCTCACAATGGGAGTTTGTAACACGGCAATTCACATCATAATACTGCTTCGATACACATAACTTGACCTTTGCTAATGTTTCTAACCTTTCAATCAAATCTTTTACTTGACAAGTAAACTCTATCATATTAGCTCCTTTCTTATTTTCTACAACTTGTAACGATATAATAAAAATCCTTATCTGATGAAGTAATTACATACAAATCTTTACTGAAAAGTAATTGATTTACGAATACCTTATCACCACACTTCTGTAAGATAGAGGTTAAAAATTTATTTTTTACATTCCATTCAAATTCTTTCTCTAACACACAATTTACTCTTCTTGACCTTGACTCATTATCATTCCAATTAGAGATAACCAAATTTTTATTTTCAGATTTTATAGTGACAGCACTATTCACATCACCAATCGTTGCATACTCAACAGCCTTAAGAAACGGCTTCGTTGAAACGATGAAAACCAAATCAACATCTGATTTTATAAAATCAGCAACAGGCAAAAACTGTTTATCAACTAAACATACAACACGATAATCATCATACTCCAATGATAAAACATGTTCATGAAGCTTAACCAAAACACTCTTGTTCTTTTTATTTTTTAACTTGGAAAACCAAGTCATGACCTCTTCAGGAATAACAATACAACCAAATGGCCATTCAGTATCCAAAGAAATAGGATAATACATTAACCTAATACTATCTGTTCGCATCACAACCAAACTATTGGATTGTAAAGGGTTTTTATCAAAAACAATACTATTAAAACGTGCATCTTTAGAATCCTTTCTTGAGGGAATAACCTTAAGTAAATTAGTTGTATAATCAAGTAATGCTGAAGGTAACTGAATTTCCTTATTAAATTCAAGAGTGTTTAATAGCTGAATATAACTATCATCTGGAACTTCTGAAGAACCCTTAAGAAGTATATCATCACCATATAAAACAGTTACTTTCTTATCATCAAATCGAATTGCTATATAATCATTCTGACCAATAGTTTTAAGTATCTCAAGTAACTCAATGAATGATGGTATTACAAACATACCATTACCTTTGCATGTAACATTATTAAGATAAGCATAATAATCAGCGTATGTAGAACGCTGATTATTATTAGAGTTAAATACTAAACATAACTCACATAAATTATTATGCTCGTTTACCCTAACTGAAATAGGTGCCGAAGACTTCTTTGAAACTAACTTGACTTTAGATAAGACAGTCAATTTCTCAATCATTTCTTTTACTTGACAAGTAATTTCTATCATAACATTACCTCCTAATAAGTTTAATAACTTTCAGACCAAATTCACAAGCTAAAAATACCACCATAAACCCCAACAAATAAATCCCAAACATAAACATGACTTCCATACTTGAAGTCTCCTTTCATTGAAGTATTTTATTAAATGTGCTTCATAACTGCCGATGAATATGTTTAATATATTGCCAAGGAAGGGACTCGAACCCTTATGGCTTTACAGCCAAGAGATTTTAAGTCTCTTGTGTCTACCTATTTCACCACCTTGGCATCTAACTCTGCTTCATCAAGTAAATCTTGTGTAAGATTATCTGAATAACCTTCAGAATAAACTATCCTAATAATACCTGCATTGATAAGCATTTTAGCACAGATTACACAAGGAAACGTTGTGCAATATAACGTCGCACCATCAACAGAAAATCCAAACTTGGCCGCCTGTATCAAGGTATTCTGCTCTGCATGTAAACCTCGACACAATTCATGCCTTTCACCCGATGGTATGCCCTTCTTGTCACGCATACAACCTGTATCTAAACAGTGACGCAGACCAGACGGCGCCCCGTTATAACCAGTCGCTAAAATCCTCTTATCCTTAACCAACACTGCCCCAACCTGTCTTCTTATGCAGGTTGACCGAGTCGCCACCATACTGGCCAAAGACAAAAAATAATCGTCCCAAGATGGTCTGTTAAAACCCATAACTGTCTCCTTTGTTTTTTATTAAACCCTAACATTTAACGATTGTCAAGGGATTTTTTTGCAGACTTTTATTACAGTAAATCATGTAAAAATCTGTAATTATTTTTCACAAAAAAGTTATTATACTCCTCCCTTAAATCAAAAAATAAACTTAAACAAAGTAAAGACTTCAACCTTTGAAACCTGGAATAACTCATACACACCCCTGTTAATGAATAACCTTTACAATATATTTTATTCACAAGTAAAGTATAAAAATCATACTGAATTTTTCCTTTATTCATGTCAACCAAATCTAAAAATAACTTAATTTCAGACTCATCATTAAAAAATTTATAAATGGCTCTCTTGACCTCTTTGCCATGAACACAATTAAAATCCTGTAAATACTGCTCATAATCTATTCTTTTCATTTTTTATCTCCTTAAGTATGTATTTTTGTAAAATCAATTCTAATGCCCTTAAATGCCACCAGGACGAGACCGGCTGAAAAAGAATACTATCCTACCAGAATAATGCTCAAGTCTTTTCCTGCTGGCATTTAAGACCATTAAATGGCAATCCTGCTATTGAACAAGGATAGAATAACAACAGTCGTATTTAATGATTCCATCTTTATCCAAATAAGGCCATGATATTTCATGGGCTGTTAACTCATGCTTTGGCAATGCAGTTTTCAAAACCTTTTGCCAAGCATCCAAAAATTCAGCACCACAAATGATTTGAATGACCGTGTTATGAAACGTTATGTCATAACAGGGTATTTCATAATACATTAAATGTTTTATAATAAAATCTTTTTCCATTAAATTAACCTTAAAAATCTCAATTTTACTCTCCTTTCATAAATCTATACTGCAACAACCCACCAGATAAAGATAAATAAAACGTGTCAATAAACTTTTTTGTTTCACATTTCCACTCACTCCAGACAGTGGTTGTAGTGTTGACAGGCATTTTTAACATAACCAAACCTTGTCCAAGATAGTTGACCTCGACGTCCTTGTCAAACGGAGCTAAAAGTTTTTCAAAAGTAAAATAAAAAATGTATTTTTTCTTTCCTGTAATATACAACTGGACATGGCTATTTGGATTATACGATATAATCTCATACTTGTCCCCAACAGCCATGCCATATTGCCCTTGTAAAAGCGTTTGATGTGCCTGAATCCAAATAGAACGATTTTTCATTGTCTTAAATCCCTTTCATAATATAAAAATTAACTACATAAAAACCTTTTTCTAATGTCCCATAATTCCAAGCCAAATCAGTTTTGTCAAGTAAACAATCTATCAACAACTCATCAAATTTCGATTAACATTATCTTAATCCTCCAATTGAGAAGTTAATAAATGCTTCAAATTATCCGTCTCATAACTTTTCCCATCAAAGTTAATTTTCATTTTTTAATCTCCTTTATTTTTTAGATTTAAGCCTCTTGGCTTATTATGTAATTTCAATATTACCATCATAATTTAATCTTGTCAAGAGATATTTTTGATTATTTCAAATAATAATTCTGAAATAATCGTGTTAAAATTGCCATTTAATCCAAAGAAAATAACAAAAATAGACTGCCCGTTAAATTCAGACAATTGTCCGATAGAATTAAACAACTGTCCGTTAAAACTAAATAAATTCATGCCATAAATTGTAAACCATCAGAAAAATAACTCACAAATTTTTATTTTATATAATTTTATAAACAAAAGTATTTATAAAATTATATAAAATAAAAACCCTTGCCATATGGTTTAGGATATGGCAAGGGTTGATTAAGTTAAAAATTCTGATAAACAATCGTATCGTGCTCTGTTACTCCAAGCACGATGGCGTTTTGATTTAAGAACTCAATTACTGTTTGCTTATCAGCCTCTGCATCGAGGCCTTGCGCATTAAGATTATTCTCTGAAATAATCTCATTAAATGAGCTTTCAGAAAATCTGCCCCGAAAATCTGCAGGGTCAAATTCGGTTTCATTCATATCATCTTCATCTTCGGTTAAGTAATCCCATAACAATTCAAGAGCTTCATAAGAAAAAGAGTTATATGGTGCGTCTCTCATCCAATCGATAAATTCATTTTTGTTTAACGTGTATTTCATTGTCTTATTCTCCTTTATTTTTAGATTTTAATTATATTGAAAATCTTTCAACCGGTTAATTAAATCTTCTGACCATGGCACGCCCGAAAGTGTGAGGATTATAGGGTCATGCCGGAGCTCCGTTTCTTTCAAAACCCAAATAGTTTTATCTGAATAAAAAACAACAAAATCAAAAAATAAAATTACACAACAAACAGTTGAATTTTTTGAATTCTTTGCCACTGTGGCAATACAACCACCATCAATAAAATCAATGTTACCCCAAAAAGAGGTAACCCATTGTGAAGAATTTTTGTCTGAAATAAATTCATAAACTTCATAATTTTTTTCAGTTTTAATAAATTTCAAATAACCCTTGGCAGGCAAGCTGTCACCCGCTTGCCCATAAATCACAAAACCCTTATGCCAGTTCCGATAATCAAGTAAAATTTTCATTGACTTTATCCCCTTTATTTTTAGATTTAAGCCTCTTGGCTTTTCTTTAATTTTAAGATTACCATAACCTTGAAGTCTTGTCAATAGCTTTTTGTGATTTTATCTTGAATAATAATTCTAAAATTAAAAATGCCATTTGAGTCAAAGAAATGACAAAAACAGACTGCCCGTTAAATTCAGACAAATTTTCCGATAAAATTAAACAACTATCCGATTTTATTTCATTCACAAAATCAAATCTTGATAATGTCATTTTCATTTTTTAATCTCCTTTATTTTTTATTTTTAGCCTATCGAATTTTTGTTGAAACCTGACAACACACGCCTTTATACTCAAAAATGCCTTTATCCGGCATTAAAAAATTGTAACATCTTGAATAGTTTTTTTATAAAAATAGAAAGCATAGGATACAATCGAACCTTGTTCAAGGCCTCGAATTGTAACTATACCTTTTTTAATATATAGCCAATGACCTTCACTTGACGGATAAAACGCATAAAGTTTTCTCATGCCCTTCTGCCCAAATTCAATAATATCGCCTTTAATAGGCAAGTCTTTTTTACTAATGCCATAAATAATTAAATTTTTGTAACGAATCATTTTTTAACTCCTTTATTTTAGATTTAAGCCTTATCAGCTTTTCTTTGATTCCAATCTTATCATATTATGTTGTCATTGTCAATAGCTTTTTTTTTGATTTACTTGAATAATAATTCTAAAATAATTGTGTTAAAATTGTCAGTTAAGCCAAAGAAATGACAAAAACAGGCGTCCGTTAAAATTCAAACAATTTACTGTTAAAATTTAAGATTATCCGATAAAATTTAGGATTATCCGTTAAAATTTTAATTTTTCCGATAAAATTAAATAAATTGACCGTTAAAATTTTAACACAAAAAGATAAAATTAATATATTTCCCAAAAAAAAGTGATTTTTATTTTATAAAATAAAATTTTAGATTGTAAAAAATAAATTTTATTTTATAAAATAAAAAAGCCCTAAAAAGCATGATTTTTTGTCACGCCTTTTAGGGCTTAAATTTAATCAACTTCACGGAGCCATTTGACTCCGTGATAACTTAAATAACATCGATAAATAAACTCCTTATCGTCCCTGTCTTGCATAAAAAATAAGCAAGATTTATTAAAAGGAACTTTTAATAAATCAATTTCTCCAAATCTTTTTACGACACCCTCAGATGTAGAAATTATGCAATCAGAGGTAAAATAATACAAAAACTTCGGTGCACCCTTCACAACAAAAGAAAAATACCAGGGGTCTTTTTTGAGACCCTCATAAATTAATGTGTTACCAATAGCAAAATTCCCGTTTTTTACCGCCCCAGATACTGCAAAATCTGTGATAATCATTTTTTACTCCTCCTAAAATTAAAATTAAAATCAACCTACATCGTTGGCTATACAATAGCATATCCAATTTACCATGTCAAGAGCTTTTTTGAGTTATTTGAAATAATAAGTTTACAAAAATCGTGTTACTTTGATTACTCAAGGAAATAGGGAAAGACAACGGCTTGGATTAGGCCCGGCCCGAACAAGGATAGCATGGCAGGGCATGACATAGGCAAGGATAGGATAGATGGGCCCGACTCGAGCAAGGATTGCATGGCTTGCACAAAAATCTTATTAAAAAAATGGCATTTTTATAACTGTTTTATAATAAAATCAAATAGTTAAACCATAATTTAACATGAAAAAAACATGAAAAAACATAAAGTCAAAAAATGAGAAATGAGCTTTTTAATAAGGATTTTTTTAATTATAACAATAGGTTAAGTATCAAAAAATCTTATGACTTTTTTTTTTATATTAAGGGTGTAAAAACTGAAAAAAGTAACAACAACAACAACAACAACAACAACAACAACAACAACAACAACAACAACAACAACAACAACAACAACAACAACAACATTATTATTTGAAGTTATATAAATATATATATATATATCATGGAATTTTTTCACCTGTTTCTTGACTCTGTAAAGCTCTGTTTTTATTAAGTCTTTTTGTGGGGCTTTTTTCTTTGAATTAAAGCCGATTTGGGGCCTATATAAAATTTTTTAATAGCCAAAAATCGACTAACTTTTTAACAATTTACTATAAAAAATTTTTATTTATAGTAATAAATTTTATAGTGAATTTATAAGTTACTTATAAATTGAAAATTTTTTTAATTAAATCAATATGTTATAAGGGCTGTTTATAACATATTGATTTTATTGCGTTTTGAAATGAAAATTTACAAGTAACTTATAAATTCATAATTTTATAGTTACTATAGGTTTTATCTATATGTGCAAAAATTGCACTTTTTAATAAAATTATTTAATTAAATAAGTTAACTTAAAAAAGTTTCGTATGAAGTTAAGTTGCATTATGCAACATTCGCTTATTTTTAATAAATTATTTAATGTTAAGAATGTTTCTGTTTTATGTCGTATAACTGCCATTATGTAAAATTCCAAGATTTTTCAAGATTACTTTTAACTTTAGAATGTTAATGCCAAGCCAAGTGGGCCCATTCAAGCCTTGCCAAGCCAAGTGGGCCCATGCAAGCCTTGCCAAGCCAAGCGGGCCCATGCAAGCCTTGTCAAGCCAAGTGGGCCCATTCAAGCCTTGCCAAGCCAAGTGGGCCCATGCAAGCCTTGCCAAGCCAAGCGGGCCCATGCAAGCCTTGTCAAGCCAAGCCAAGTTATGGCATTTGACGCAAGAGACGACAATCGGCGTTATGCGGAGGTAAGGAGGGCCAATGAAAATTTCCCAGAACGCAAAACGCCCACAGGCCTCTTCTTTCTTACTATCCGTGTCTGCGCAAAATTAGTTATATAATGCGAGGCTTTACTTGATTAAACCACCTTTATTTTTTCTTAATCCTTATTCTTTATTTTATTGACAAATACGTTTTTTATTTGTAAGATATTTCTTGACAAATATATTTTTAGTTGTATAATATATGTATTGACAAATGTTTTTTAGTATGTTATAAACAATTAACCTATAATCAAATATAGGTTAATCAAATTCTTTAATGAGGGTTTAATAATGGATAGCATAATAGAAACCAGTATAGATAACGTGAGTAATGTGCAAAATATACACGATGAAAACAAAGAACCAGATAATATCCTTGAAGGTAATAATAAAGATTTAATTTTATTATCAACTTCAGGCAGTAAACTTCTTGGATATAATGAAGTAAAGTCCTTTGTATTAGGAGCTAAAAATAGGGCGGTATCTGCTTGCACATTACGTCAGATGAAGGTAATAGACTACCTTCGTGAGTTAAATGGCAATTCAATAATAACAGAGCCTGATTTAGAAACAGGAAATTGGCGTACTAATGTTAAGTCTTCTTTGTTTTTTCAGAAAGTAATTTTCATATCTTTGTATTTACGTAGTCTATTAAAATCAGCTCAAGAGAATTTTATCAATTTCAGTTCTGAAAATCCTATTCTTCCTTCCTTGTATAAAAAGATTTTTGATATAGCAGCGAGTAAAACTAATTTTTATGAATCTATAGAGAAGAGTTTGTTTTATAGTGTGTTATCTTCTTATTTATCTCTTGAGATAAAGTGTGATTATGTTGTTAATGAATTAGGTGAGGTTACACAAGATGTATCGGTAAAACCTATACATCCTTTGCTTTGTAATTTTAATGAAGATAAGACGATAATAGAAGTTATAAATTATATACCATATGAGGTTGCATATAAGCATAATTTAGTATGGGATTATCCAGTAGAGGATTTGAAACCCTATTATAAAACTAAAGAAGTTGACAAAGTTTTTTATAATGTAGTATCAACAGACCCATCTTATTCAGCTTCTGTGAAGGTATCTGATGTTTATTGTCGTTTTGTTAGTCCTGATTTTGTATCTTCTTTGTATAAGTTTACGATAGTGAATGACATATATTTAGTCTCTTATTCTCTTGTATCAGACTTAGATAGTGGAGTTCCTATTATATTTGAGAGTTTTTACAGTGATGATGTGCAGGTATCTTTTGCTGATTTGGTATGGGATTATTTCAAAGAGGATTCGAGATTTTTGAGGGGTATAGTAGATAGGGGTGTTTTGTCAACTGCTTCTGGATTTAACTTAAACACGCAGGCATTAGCTGAGGGAGAGAATACTATAACTATATCTCCGTTTACAGTAGTTAAGTCTATAGGAGAGAAGCCAGCAGTATCCACATTTCAGTTAGCTTCCTTTGACCCTAATCTTCTTCCTGTTAGGCAGCTTTTGGTTAATGAAGTTCAGAATATAACTGGAATGACAGAGTTTTTGATGGGTATGCCTACATCTAAAGGTCGTCCTACTGCTAAAGAAGTTTCCTTGAAAACACAGCAGAATTCTGAAATGATTTCAACTATTATATCCAGAATAGAGAGTAGTTTTTTTGTTAAGGCTGCAAAGAAGATGTTAGCGTTGTATTGTTTGTATAAGTTTGATGATATAAAAGATTTGCTTAATGATAACGAGAATCAAGTTCTTGTTGAAAAAATGGCTTCATCGCAAGAATATACTGATACTAATAAAGTGTTGTATAGTATGTTATTAGATGGGGTATCAATTACAGTCAATGGTATGACTACTTTAGTTAAGTCACAGAATGAAGTTCAGAGTATAATGGAATTTGTGCAAGTGTGTGCACAATTAGGTTTAACTCCGTATATAGATATGGTTATGGTATTTAAGGAATTGTTTAAGCGTATGAATTTACCGTCTGATTTTGTTAGGATACCTACGCAAGAAGAGATGGTTGCTATGGCTCAGCAGCAGCAGGCTCAGCAGCAGAAGTTACAAGAAGTTGGTGCGAAGGTTGGAAATGAAGTTATATCTGATAAAGATTTACTTAAGACAACGCTTGGTAATAGAAATAACAATATATTTAGTTCAATACTTAACATGGTTGCTGGGGGTAAGTAATGGATTTATCTTTTATTTTATTATTGTTATTTTTTCTGTGTGGGTTTTTGGTGTGTTGTTTACTTGTGTTAATGTGTTTTGTTTATAATATAAAAACAGATATGAAAAAAATCTTAAAATGTGTTAGTGGTTTATGTGGTGATAATAAAATTAAGATTAAATCAGATATAGGTAGTAATATATCTATATCTGGGAGTGATATAAATAAACTTCGTGATTTTTTGATTCCGAAGGTGAATACTAATGAATGAATTTCATCATGATTTAGATTTTGATAGAGACATATTTAGCAGTAAAGATGGTTTCTTGACATATAAAGGTATCGAGGTTGGTCGTAAATGGGGCAGGTCTATCTTTATAGAGTATTCATCTGATATAGGTTTATTGGATGCGTTGGTTATAGATTTGATAGACAAGTTAAATTTCTATGATGCAGTTGCATTAAATGATTTAGATAGGCCAAATAGGTTTTATTTTGTTACCAGGAATGGGTTTAATGTGTATTTTACTTTGTCTGTATATGCTTATAATTATATAGAAAAGACTTATTTTAATAAATTATTAAAGCGTTCAGTATTTACTTGTGATGCTCCTTGGTTAAGTAATGCTTCGAGGTTATATTTAATAGAGCAGAATAAGTTAACATTTGAGCAGTCTGATGATATAGATGAGCAGGTATGGAAAGAGGCTATTAAATAGATATGGCTACAGACATAGTCAAATATACTCCAGCCACTAAAGGTGATTTAGTAGCTGATAAAGTTAAAGACTTAAAAAATTTAATAAATTTTATTCAAAACAAGACAGAATCTTTGAGTGCATGCAGGGATGAGATAGACACAACTCTTCTTGTTACGCAGGTTCAGATAATACAGGAGTTGTTGAATAAGTTAGAGCGTGTTGAGTTAAACATGGTTTCTAACAGGACAGATATATTTTCTAAGGTAGATAATGAGTATTTGAAGAGGAAGTTATTGGCAGAGGTAGATAAGGTTTATTTGCAGGCTATGAAGATAAAAGTTGATTTATTGAATGCTATATCAAATATGGGTAAGACAAAAGAGGAAGCTAAAGTTATGGTTCCTGTGCAGATAAATGTTATGGCTCAGGAGTCTAATATACCTGTTGTTGAGGATTTATAGATGAACACTAAACCTTTGACATATAATAAAATAGATAATGCTGATGTTAATGTTATATCTTGGAACACTATATCGAGTCAGTTTAATTCTTGGTCAGATTTCAGTAATTATTATGTGTGGTCTATTTTAGCTGGGACTTTATCTTTTATCCAACCTGAAACATTGAGTTTATTTTATATCTTTGATACTGAAATTATTAAAGGTTCTACTATAGATATAAAATTTCCTTGTGTTGTTAGGATGTATGTGGGTTCAAATGAAGTTGTTTTTGTAAGTAAGAATAATGTCAAAGTTTTGACGGTAGGTAAAGAGTTTGTTGTAGGTGATTATTTTGTAATTAAGGTTAGTGATGATAAATTATTTTTTACGCAGTATGCTGATAATTTAGTTAGTAGGTTTATCACTTCTTCTGTGAGTAGAATTTTTCAGGATTTATTTACTGTAGCAGCTAATTTTTATACTAACATTTTACATTTAGTATTGACAAATTCTTCATTTAATGTTATACAAAATTTTATAACAAATTTATTAAGACAAATTTTTATTAGTAATAATTCAAAATGTAATATAAATGTGAGCTCTAAAGTATGTTATAGTGAGTCTTTATCAAGATGGTATGAGAGATTTTGTAATAATGTTTGGACTGATAGAAATTATTGGTGTGATGCTAATAGTGTTATAAGGGGTAGATATTTAATTTCTGAGATTTACAAAGCTACAATTTCATATAATAATCCGAAGCAGGTTTGGTGGCAGTGGTTTACAGGTGATGTTTGGTCAGCGAGAGGTACTTGGTTATGAATGTAGTATCTATAAAACAATTTCCATTAGACAGTTTCTTTGGTGATGGTGTGATTTACACTGCCAGTAAAGGTATTCAGTTACCTTACACTAAGCAAGCATTTTCAATTCCTATAGTATTACAGGATTTAATAGATACTGCTGCATTTAAGTTTAACGTTTATTATAATAATTTCTTTGTTTATCAGTCAGGCAGTAATGTTATCTGTTCTTTTTATTCTAATGGAGTATTAAAATATACAGTTACAGTTACTCAATATCTTGGTCAGTTAATGTTTGGTAATCAGTTTTATTTCTTTTATCAAGATAGCAGTAACTTGAAATGTGTTGTAATAGATTTATCTTCTTATACCACAAAAACTATTATAGTTACATTGAATGGTGCTTCAGTAACAGGTCTTAAGATTAGGCAGTTTACTTCACAGTTATTTTCTATTATATCAGCAAATCCAACCACTGTTAATCTTTTTACTATGTTAGATGCATCTGCTATATCTTCTGCTAATAATGGTGCAACAGTTAATTTAATACCTTTTACTTATTCTGCAGTAGCTAATCCTACATTAAACATAGATTGTATTTATAAAGATAATGTAGTTCATCTTTTTGGTGATGATGGTACTGTTGAGTTTAAGTTAAACATAGGTGATTTTACTTATTTAAGTATGTTAAGAGTATTGCAGTATAGGCAAACTCCGTTTGAGACGATGGATAGTATAACTGAATTAGGTCAGGGTTTGCAGTATTTATATACTTTGAATAATAATTTTTATAAATTTTATAATAAGATATATCAGAATTACTTATGGATGGATAGTAGTGGTAAAAATATATTTTTAGGTGTATCTTATCATTACTTAAGCCCTGTGTGTTATTATGATTTTCTTAAGCAGACTGTTAATTTCTTGACTTTTGATTTGATGGATGATGGTAAGCAAGGTAGTTTATTTTATAGTTTTGGGTGTAATGTATTATATCCTAACAAACCTTTTTATGTGCATAGTGTTAAAGTAGATTATGGAGAGTATTTTGATACAGGTGATTATGAGTTTATGTTTGATATTATGTATAAAGGCGTTAATAGAGTTTTTCCGTTTAAGGGTGATTTTATTAGAACTACTTATCCTGTATCTATTTGGGCTGATAGGTGTTATTTTTCTTTGGTGTCTAATTACTCTGGTTTAATAAGAAACATTGAATTTAGTGTTGGTTAGTTATGATAAAATTTTTTAATAAAAATTTGAAAGTAGATAAAGGAGTTGTTATATTAGTGAAAGGTGGTTGGATTGTATCAATAGTAAT